ATCATGATTTATCCCTACATGATCATGTATATACGCCTCAATAGCATGGGCATGCGCCTGAATAACATCCTGAGAGTTTGAAGGTATACCTTTTGTTTTTGTCTTGATCTGAGTGTTTGTAGCAACAAGGTGTCGGGGTCTATCCAAAAGATAACCGTCGTAGCCTCTTGATTCAAAGTGCCTTGCAATACCGTACTTATTGTTCTCGATTAGTATTGGGTAACCATAGAATACTGCAGCCATAAGGCAGTCCTCATAGAATATTTTGGCTAGTGGGGGACGCGAAGCATACTCTACAACAAACATATTTGAAGGATGATGTACGTTGAATCTATTGTATAGGTGCAGGGCACCCTTTGAACCTCTTCCATCTACAGTAGCATCAAGATCATAAGAGTCAACACCACCTACACCAAGGTATGAGTTAGGCGCAACTCTCTTGCCCTTTTCGCTTTTTTTCTTATTTCTAAGTTCAGGTGGAGGCATCCAAGCTACATGAAACCTCCCGTTGGGATCTGGCTTAAATAAAACCTCTGTGTCTTGGCTACCGTCTTTCCATACAAAGTTTCCAACCACCACTGGATTTGGATACAGCTCGTCATTGTACTGTATCTGCTCATATATTTTAGAGATGTTAAATAGCGTACTTTCAACACTATCCCTAAAGGCTTCATCAGTCGTAAATGGGAACTGACGAACAACCTCATTCAACTCTGATGCATCCTCCAGCAGAGCCTGACGTTCGTTCTTTAGATAAGTCTTAGCCCCCTGAACAATAGGCTCTCCATCTAGCCCCGCAACGGGGTTCTCAGGGTCTTGCACGACAGGATTCCCATATGGGTCAAAGAACCCTTCAAGAGATGCGTAAGCAGGGATGAACAGCCTATATAGACCAGTCCTCGTCCGACCATTTGCGTTTCTTTCGTTTGGGTCCGAGTCCCTCCACAGGTCTTTGTACTCCTTTCCGCCCTTGTCCATCGGATTTACGGTGCTTCCCACCAGGGCCTTGCCCACGATTTTTCGCCCGACGATCAAACAAGTCCTCTGAATCCTCCAAGCGTCTCTTATGTCTGTAGGTCTTTCCCATTTTCCTGCCTCATCTAAATACAGTATGTGAAGTTTCTCCCCATCATACGCATTGTTGGTTGTATTTTTCCAGTTAATTACAGTGTTCAGAGCCTCACCCTTGTGTGACGTCTTGTTGTTTTTTGTAATCCTCTTGCTGGGCTCACGAAATGCCAGCTCCATACGAGGGTTGGTGGTACCGTCCTGAATAGGTTTGAAAAAGAAAGGGTAGCTCCTAAACATCTGCACCACCTTCTTCATGAAAATATTTTCCTGAGCATCCTTACCAGTCTTAGACTGAATACCAAGAAGTTTTTCTTTTACTTGGGTCCCTTCATCAACTAGTACAGCAGAGCAAATATTTGTGTATCCTGATCGACGACACTTTGTGTATAACTGACCTATACACCTTGAATCAGCTTCGCAAGCTGCCATATGCAAAAAGATGTCACGTTGGAAAGCGAGATAATACGGGTGTCCTATATCAAGCTTCGTCCACTGTAGCATCATGTAGTGGCGCCCCGTAATATATGTAGGGACACCGTTATTATAAAACCAAAAGCCCTCACGCCTACGGCGAAATTCCTCCTCGATATACGGACGAAACTTTTGTCGAAACTCCCTAGGCATTTCGAGCCACTCATCCATAGACTTAATCCTAGACATCTCTTCAGGCATAGCCCTCCTTTGCCACACTTGCAAGTGCTTTGGAAGGTCATATCCTGAAATTTGTTTTTTGGGCGGCTTAGCGGGAAGAAGAATGACCAGCCCACCAAGTTCGATAGCTTCACCTTGCGTACCGTTGGGACAAATAGCAACCGCTGGGTGCTCATACTCTTCTATTTCTATTAAATTGTTCATCATTAAATTGTACACCCGCAGGGACTCGAACCCCGAACCTGCACATTAGAAGTGTGCTGCTCTATCCTGTTGAGCTACGAGTGCATATCTTACTTAATAGCTCTGTTCTTAGAAGCAGACATCACTGTAGCTTTTCCCACCTCAGTGCCTCCAGTGTGATGCACATCTTGACCATCACCCTTTTTCACTTCACCCTTCCTTGTAAACAGTCTTCTAAGAGCGTTTCTAACAACACGTTTTCTTTTTTGCGTAGGGGTAGCGTTAAGCTTTTTATCATACTTACCTTTCTTGTCCCTTGCTTCAGGATTATCCCTATAGTACTGTGCTGATTTTTTTACTGTAGCCATAGTTACAAATATACTAAAGTCCGCGAGGTGGGACTTGAACCCACATGTGACCAGTTACCCTTTCTACAAGGTATAAGCTTGAGGGGATACTCGCGGGTATGACATATGTGGAGTCACTCCTCGTTCCACATGTCTTCCCAGAACTTGTATTCTGTTTTGTTTTTTTCCCAAACAATATTCTTCCAATCACTTAGAGAATCTTTCAGCGAAACCTCCGCTGTAATCTTTTGCTTCTTCGATTCCTCCATTGTCACTTAGATCTTTAATCATTTGCTCCAATCGCTGTCTCTCAACGATTAGCTCCTTGCAGTCTGTAGCAGTCTGTTTAATGGATTGCAACTCTGCCTTACGTGCACTTCCGTTGATTTCAGGATCTACGGGCTTTTTGATCTCGTCGATCATATTGTCGATAGCGTCCTCCATGCTAGTCATGAGACGCTGAGCCGCATTAAGTGTTGTGAACTTCTTCTTCGACATACATCAAATCTTCTACACGGGTACGATAATACTCCACCCCGTCAATTTTAATACGATAGTCTCTATTCTCTTTGAAACAGACTATGTCTCCTTTTTTAACACCAATAGCCTTGAGGTCTTTTGAGTTAAATGCAACTCGACCCTTCGTAGGAAGTTTTTCTGTAAGAGATACAATCTCTAAGCTACTGATTCGAGGTTTTTCTTCTTCAACAGGAGATAGAAGGCTCCAGCCATCCAGGGGATGTATGTGTCCACTTTTGGTCTTGTATGCAATAGCTTGATTGTTTACCGCATGATCTGGGTCATACTTAACGAAATAGCTATTGTCCATACCAGTAAGTTTTTGACCCCCCTGCATAACGACAAGGTGATGAAAGTAGAGTCTATCTCCTTTCTTTACTTTGGTTTTGTATTTTGCTGGGGTCGCAATAACTGGACCGTCAGTGACTCTGTATTTAAATTCTCCACCTTCATATTTGGTGTCAATATACAGTTCAATTCCACTCTTTGTGGAGATAGTATCGTTGATGGGCTTATCCAACTCAACGATAAACATATTTAAAGCTTTCATTTGTCCTTATATGGGAACATTTCATTTAATTTCTCTTGACGAGCCTTGCAGCCGCAGTCTTTAGACATGCGTTCTACCAAACGCTTTAGACCTGTCCTTTGAGTAAACTTCTCGACAGTATCTCCTAGTCCTTTTGATTTATCAGTATCCATAAGAACGTCTTGTTGTTCTTTGAGTACGTCTAGGCTGGGACGTAGGCTGACGTCTTGGAGCTGGTGGAGCTGTTGGTGTCACAGGAGTTGTAGTTGTCCCTTGAGCAGCCACTGAAACAGAACTAGAAGACTTTCTAGCATTCCATGAGGCGCAAACGTATCCCGCCCTCACAGGCGCATTCCATCGACTACACATTCTTTTTTTGTAAAAAGAACAGTTGCCGCAGTATTGTTTTTTATTAGATGCAGGAGCGTATGCTGCTGGCAAAGATTCTGGTATCAAAGCACCACTTGGGTAAGTTCTACTAGCCATTTTAAAAGTTTAAGTCGTATTCCACAATACAGGGCATATCGTCTACACCCTTCCAAAGAACATTGCTGCCGTCCTCCTCTTCAAGATACACAAGATATCTGTTCTTTCCGTGTCTATACAGAAAAGCTTCGTCATTTACGATAGCGCTGACTTTGCTGCTTCCAGCTTTCATCCCGACATAATAGGCCATAGCGTCCTTTGGATCTCGACCTATGATGATTTTTCTAATTATTCCATCCATTAATTTAAACTTATACCGAGCCCATCTAGCAAACCGTCAATGTCTGGATCATCGGGCCCGTATGATTCTTGTGCAAAGCTAACCAATTCTTCTAACTCGTCTCTACTTTTAAGATTAAAGCCATATACGGCTTTTAATTGATGTCCATCAGGAACATCATCAATCAATCCAATAATCATAAGGGACATCACATCTTCTCTAACCCCATATCTATCTATAAGGGTCTCGATCTCAAGAGCTATACGTTGAATCTCTAGCAGAAATCCATCTCTCTCTGTATCTTTATAGTCATCTAAATTCATTGTTATGCCTAAAAGTGAGGTTTCTAAAAGAAAGCTCTTCCGAGAGAGCTCAAGACTTAACCAAAGATACGTAAACAGAAACTACCTCAAACACCTTAGACGGGAGCTTGTTAGGGAAAAACAAAAGGGGGTGTTGTTTCAAACAGAAATATACTTTCTTCTGTGGGCTTACGATCTAGAGTTTTGGACTCTTAAGTATGCAGCCGAAGATTTCGGCTATTCTGTCAATAAGATTGGAGAGCGTTTGGTCTACCCTCTTGTAAAAGAAGGATACGTTTACAAGCACTTTGACAAACTGACCCCATCAGACACTTACGAAGACCACTTGTTTCGTGACGAAACCAAATACAACTACAGAGTGCGATATGCTATAACGCAAAAAGCCCGAATGTTTGTTCAGGCTTTTTACAAAAAGGTGAATAACGATTAACCGCTACAGCTCTCGCAGTCTTCTGGGGCGTCTAGGTTGCAAGAGATCTCTCCAGACTTAACCTTATCCTCTTGCTTTTTCAGCTTGTCTTGATCCAAGAAGCTGATGTCGTCGAATTCGTCTTCCATAGTTATAGTTCTTTACCAAATATTACTTCGTAGTACGTCTTGTTCTTATCATCACGACAAGCCCTGAGGCACCGACCACGATTAATGCCATCATAAACGTAAGAAACGTGAACCCAATCAGGATTGTCCTTATCACCAAACTCCCAAATAAGCTGATCAAACTCCAGATTCTCACGAATATACTGGAAGATTTCAGAGTTCTTACACTTTCCGTATACATCTGCGTCAAGATCAAGTGCTCTTCCTTCCACATGCTGACTACGAACCGAACCGCCGATCGCAACATTGAGATCAGCCGAACGATACCCGCTCGACACGTATATAGGACACTTGAAAGCGTCCCTAAGAGGTTGAAATATATGCTTTGCAACCGCCTTAAGATTTTCTTGTACCCACTCATCTGGTGTGTTATCTATGTTAAGCCGTTTGGCCGTGATGCTTTTGGTCACTTCTGCGAGTGACAAGTTTTTTGATAACTTCATAATTATGTTGCTACGCCAAAGATTTCAATATCAGCGGTCTCTCCACCTGTACCTGTAGCCTCAGCTGAAATCAATTCAATCTGTGTCAAAGAAATACCAGTGCCAGCCGTAGCGTCAGCATCAATTTTGTCATTGAACAAGACAAAAGACTCAGAACCACCGATCTGAACAAAATACTCTTTTGTATTTGCCGTGTCTTGAATTCGGAGATCAACAGTATTCGATGCAGCAAGGTTTGTGATCCTTAGGTACTGCATGGTAGCGTCAGTAAATGCCCCGCCAGCAGGTCTAGTTGCTTGGAATTGAAGAATAGTCTGCTCTGTGTTGTCTACAGTAAGAACTCTATTAAAAGTTTCTGTTACAGAGGATATAGCTATACTATTCTTACTACCTCTGTCCTTACCGTTAATTGTAAGCTCTTCTTCTATCGTTACAGTCAATGTTGCCATAGCGCAAATATATCACTTTTTCCTCAAGCGAATCTTACCGCCATACTTGAAATCAGGGAACTCGTATTTCTGGTTTGGATCCATTTTGATCATCCACCACTCGTTGCCTTGTGTGTCGGTATACTTTGTTGGTTTGATACCAGTGGCTTTTTGAATATGCTTATCCATGCCCTGATAGGTAATTCTATTTCCTGATCCAACTACCCCCTCATCTTTTGATCCTCCCCAGTTCTGTATTCTATCTGCTGTCTTGTAAGTCGGGAACAGAATTTCGTTTTTACCAGCTTCTCTTCCTTTCAACACGGCTTGCTGAATAGTCTTGGTTCTCCAGTTCTTGGTAAAAGAATCAAGTTGAGGCTCAAAACCTTTTGGAGTCAACATGTTGCCCGCATCGTCCGCTTGCGAGCTCTTTGTTTGTGCATTGATTACACTCTTCTCTTTGAGTTTAGTCATATTGGATCTTTGGACATAGTCAGATTGGATTTCACTAACGAAAAATTTGTCTTTATTGGGAGTGTTACTTACTCTTTCCAGAAGACCTGGGATCCTCATAGCACCTGATTCGTCTGCTAGAATACTGTTTGCAAAACTATACAACTTCTGCTGACTCTCTAGAATATCATAGTAGTCGTTTGCCATCGGACTTTGAAGAAGCTTATCAACATACTGTTTTTCTGCATTCTGGCTAGCTTCAGCCAATCTTGGCATTCTAGAAACCAGTTCATCTGAAATTTCCAACATTTCTCTATATGAGGCTTGCATTGTCTGATCTCCTCGAACTCTAGCCTTCTCCATATTAAGTATCGCCTGTTTTAGGTTAGCTAATTTTTTTGGAAACAGTTCTTCAACTCTGACAACAGCTCGATTCTTTAAACCTTGTTGGAAGGAATCACCACCACCAAACATCGCTCTACCTTCTCCGAGTTCACCTCTGAGGCTACCAAGAGTATTGTTGTACGCCTCCGATAGTTCATATGCTATATCCTCAGCTTCTGAGCTATACCTCTCTATTTCATCAAAAATATTTTCAGATGTATCTCGTAAATCTGATATCTTCTTGACTCCTTGGCTGGAGACGCTATTGAAAGTTTCTGATATAACTGCATCTGCCCCACTCAACCCAGGAGTATCTCCAATAATTTTTTGTAAAGCCTTTCTTTGATCATCAAACAAATCCATCGCTTGCTCTCTTAGACGAGGAAGAGTATGTTCATTATTTCTGTTTAGAAGATATGCTATATCTTCTCCCCCTGTGGCTGTTGACCAAGATCCAAATGAAAAATCTCCTTCAGCCCTTTCTCTAATATCTTCATAGTTAGCTTGATTCATCTTATTGAAATAATTACCATCACCATGCCTGTTAAAAGCCATTACATCAAGAAGATTTCTTGATTCCTTAAAAGCCTTCTGATGAGTCAAATTTTTAACGGGTGGGGCAATAAGATTCGTATTGGCTTTAAGAGAGCCCATTGAGGCATCTTCCAACTTAGCGAATTTAATTAATTCATCAAAATTAGAATTAATAAAATCCTTCATCATGTCAGGAATTACAAGGGCATCTACTGCTGCTCTTCTATTTGGGTCAAGGGCAAAGTCATATAGGTTTTTTATTTTAAAATCACTTTCTGCAATTCTCGCACCATTAACCTGAATAGAATTTATCTCCGTCATTATTCGACGAGTCTCGTTACCACTCATAGCCATGCTATTATTAAAGCGGTTAATGTCAGCGAGATAAGAAACAGGACTACTTCGTACTATATCTGAAGAAATAGCATCTTCTAATCCTCTTGCTGGACCCCCGTCGAAAAGATTAAGAGTACCACCTCTTCCAGTAACCCCCATACCTGAGGGAACTCTTGACATATCAGGATACCACTCAATCCGTCCCCCTCCAGCACCAGAGCTAGATCCGCTGATTGAGGTTCCAGATCTTAAGTTAGCTGAAGCACCAAGAAATCCTACTTCTGTTCCAGGGACATTCTCTGGCAACGTTGTTCGACCTTCATCTACAAAAGTTCTAAAATGAGCCAACTCACCTCTACCAAAGTGATTTGTATTTGATTTTATTACATCAGAACCAATCGCCCAAGTTTTGGAGCTTTCGCTGGTGAGATTACCGTAACCAATTCTCCCCAACCCATAGCGGCTATAATTGGTTCCAGAAAACCTTTTAGGGAAGCTTCTATTCACTTGATCTATTTTGCCACCAAACACATCCTCTTGGCCTTCGGCAATTTCAAATGTTCTTATTGGGTTCAATGTAGCAGTTGTTTCCTCAGACGCCCCCTTCAGCATATTAAGGTTTATCTTGTACCCAGATATATCGCCTATGCCTTCAGCAGATTCTTCAATAGAAGGCCCCATACCTCGACGGCCAACAGCAGACATGATTGCATTCTGAGCATCGCTTAGTTCTTTTCCTGTAAGTAGAACACCTTTCTTGTTGTAGATAGGGGTCCTAAAGACAGCCTCCTCAAAAACGTACCTCTCCATCTCAGACATGTCCTTTATAGACTGATTAAGATTCCTAACTGGAATAAGTCCATCCTTGGTGGCTTGCTGCCACAGCTTACTGTTAGGACCCAAGAATCTCATCCTGACTCTATCTACCTCTGGCCTTCTAGTATCTACAGGTGTGTTAAGAAGGTTGCCTTCTGATCTGCTCATAACCGATTCGAGGGCTTGAGGCATTGCGTCCTCAATAGCTTTGTCGATGAGTTGGTTGGCTCTAGNTATCCTCCCTGCATCTGTTGATTCCCCAATAAGCTCTTTAANAGNCATTTTTCTCAAAAGCTCTGGAGTCATAACCTTGCCGTCAACAACGTGCCCAGTGCCAATATTAAATCTATCTCTTAGCCCCTGTATAGAAGCCTCCATACGAGCTTCCTCCATAACAGGCATAACCCTGGGGTTCTTCAGTGCTTTGTATCCTTTTGCTAGCCTACCCAAGCCCTGACCAATAATCAACCCTATAGGATCTGCAGGGAAAGCACCAGCTGCAAAACCAAAACCAATGTTTGGGGTCTCAAAAGGGTCAAATGATACCGTACCGTACTCTCTGGCCTCCTCTGGTGTAAGCTTCCCAGCTCTAGTCTCCAAATAAGTCTTTCTTTCAGGTGTCATAAACCCTGAAGTAGTAGGTGCAAAGGTTGCAGGGTCTTCTACAGCAAGTTGACCCATAGCCTCCTTGCTAGCTTTCTCAAAAGCTTCTTGATTTAACTCTTCAGGACTCCTGCGGAGAAGCTCACCGTTTGGACCCTGCTCCCACATACCGCTAGCAAGCAAAGTCTGGACTCTATTGTCGTATCCTGGAGGACATGGGGGGTTAGGACATCCCACCGTTCCACCTGTATTGTACTTTTTTTTGGACTGAAGTCCCTTCTTTCTCAATCTTTTACTCTGCATAAAGCAAAGATAAAGAAATCAAGCCTTACCCTTCGCCTCTCTCTGAGCCAAGATCTCCTTGATCCTCTTACTGAGNTTCCCCCTTCTTCTACGCCTCTTATCTTGACGTTTCTTCATGGCTTGTACCGCCGCACTGCCAGTATACGTTACTACCTCAGCCTCAGGCAAGACGTTACCCATCTTGTCCTTACCCTCATCGTACTTAACTCCCTCAGTGCCCTTTTTACGCACCTTTATCTTCTTGTCTGGCATAATACAGCTGTAACGTGATTTAAACAATAATAGATTCAAGCATATACCCAAAAAACTGATTACAGATTAACGGTGCTTGTGATCAATTACTGCAAAGGTATAAACTTTTTTTTTAAAAGTCAAGACTAAACCAACAGTTTAAGCAACATAGCCTAACATATTGATTAGGCAGTAGTTAAGTAAGGTCTCTTGGAGTTCGTAAAATTCAATGATCGCAAAAAAATGTCAGAAATGTATACCTGGGGGATTATATATATATACTAGCACAGACATCTGCAACCCGAAACGCATCCGCTGACCCCACCCCCTACGAAATCACAGGCAACCGCGCAAGTATTTTACCTTTTTTGTGTTTTGCCATACGCTTACGACAAGGCAACCGAACGGGCACCATCGACATTGCCAAAATGTGTTAACGCATGAGGGGACACGACACAATCCCTACCCTTAACAGATTTTAACAACTCTCCCCCAATTAGGGGTTGACATTGCAAACTTTCTTCCTTACACGCGCGTCGCGGGATTCCATATACCAACAGGGGGAAGCAGTTAATTTTGTTAACGGATGTTAAAGAGCTTGCGTGGCCGAAAATGTTGCCCCATATTGCGAACGCATTCCAACGGGGGTGCCATCGTTTGGACCACTTGACATAGCCCGTGCCACCGACAAGGCACAAGCACACGACGGGATGCGGTCCGTTGTGGGGTTATCGTTCAACCTTTCGTTGCACGTTCTTTGACTTCTTGAAACTGCCTACCGACGTAGCCGACACAGCGCGACGGGATGGAGGAAGAAATAGGTGCAACAAAGAAAACAACTACACGAGGGATATGAGCCATCTCAGGATTGGGCGGATGTCCGCGCCCCTCTCGTGAATCTATATCAGGGATGCATCGTGGTTTGCCACGTCAGGACGTTCGTGCCGTCCGCATCTCTCAACGCGCTTTTGCGTTATCACTCAAACCATTTGTTATGTCAGTATTTTCAGCCGTAGCCTACCAAGGCTTCACCACCACACGCGGCAACGCAATTGTGGACATCGACCAAAGCTTCACCTTTAGCGTGGACCTTGACACCAACAACAAAGCCCAACGCGGCAAAGTTGTGGGTACCTTCGTCAATCGTTTGTTCCGTTACCTTGCCTTGCAGCAGGCGACGGGTGCGCGATTTGCAAACCTTTCGCATCCGTTGCTTATGCGGTTCAATGTGGGGAAGTCCACAATCGACCTTGGCACTATCGACGAGGCCCTGCAATCGCGCTTGAAGGTCGGGCACAACGCCAAAGCCAAACGCGCCTTTGCGGTGCGCGTCAAAGCTATCGTGGAGTTCTTGCTTGAGTCGCCCGAAGTCGTGGACATCGACGACGTTATCAACAGCTTGGAGGACATCATTGCCTCCGATGCAGTGGCGGAACTCACGAAGTAATTCGCTTTCAAAGACGCTTGGAGGTACGCCGTAAAGTGGTGGCGTATGGGGTGTTCGATTCCCCCCCGTCTTTCTCATTCATTCACTCAATTCAATTCTATGCTTTACACAATTTTCGGCACGGCCAGTGTCATCATTTTCACTCTCATCATTGTACAAATCGTGCGCGATTTCCGCACAAACAACCTGTAATTATGGTCAAAGACAATTTCTTTTCTCAACCCGTAGGACGTGCAGTCCTGTTCCTCAACGGCTTCCACTTCGGTGCGAACCTGTCCAAGCTCAACCGAGCGGCCACAATTGTCCCCAAGGATGTCAAGGGCTTTGCTTCTCTGATTGCCAATACCCCTGCTGTTGACGCTGACGCGGTGCAAGACATCGTGGACCTGCTCGATGACTTTGCTCACGACGCAGAAAACAACCTCATTTTCAAACTTTAGAACTAATGAAATTCGAACAAGACTTCAAGACCAAGCTAAAGAACGTAGCAATGACCACGGCATACGACACCGACACCGATCGAGATGTAAACGTGGTAATGGAAAGCACAATCGCCATTGACCCTGACCACCAATATGGTGGGTGGTATGAAACCTACGACCTTGAATCAGGAGGCGACCGATTCTATGCAGGGGGTGTACTCGAAACCGCACACGATGAGGACGGCAGTGTCCGCCTTGTTGGGTACGATGGGTGTTTCGAACTCCCTGACTTCATCATCAAAGCCCTCAAAAAGAAGGGCGTAATCATTGACCTATGACTATGACACTAGGGCCCAATCAAGTGGTGGTCCTCGACTACACCACGCAACTGACTCACGTATTCACATACCCTGATGGTACGGAGGACATCGAGCTTTGGGT